GAGCAATGGTGTAAAGATCGTGCTCTTTTTAATTCAATCATGGAGGCAGTTAACCTTTATGATTCTAATAAAGACAGAGGATCAATCCCTTCAAAGATACAAGACGCTCTAGCAGTTAGTTTTGACTCTAGTATTGGTCACGATTACTTAGAAGATACAGAAGAAAGATATGAATTTTACAACACTAAGGAAGAAAGGATTTCAACTGGTATTGAACTCATTGACAAAATTTATGACGGCGGGTTTGCTCGTAAAACTCTTAATATCGCGCTTGCTGGTACTGGTGTCGGCAAGTCTCTATTCATGTGCTGTGTGGCTAGCTCCATCTTGCTCTCAGGGAAAAACGTTCTCTACATTACAATGGAGATGGCAGAAAAAAAGATTGCTCAGAGAATTGACGCAAATCTGATGAATGTTGATATTAAAGAACTTAAAAAATTGCCTAAGTCAAAGTTTCAAAACAAAGTTAATAAGTTACAACAAAAAACTAATGGAAAACTTATAATTAAAGAATATCCTACCGCATCTGCCCATGCAGGTCATTTTAGAAATGTTATCAATGATCTGGCACTTAAAAAATCATTTTATCCTGATATTGTCTTCGTTGATTACCTTAACATTTGTGCTTCCTCTCGGTATAGGGCAGGAAGTAACGTTAATACTTATACTTATATCAAAGGAATTGCTGAAGAAATTAGAGGGCTCGCCGGAGAATTCAATGTACCTTTCGTGTCAGCCACTCAAACTACTCGGAGTGGTTCTACTAGCTCTGATCCTGACCTTACTGACACTTCTGAGTCCTTTGGACTCCCTGCTACTGCTGATACTATGTTTGCCCTTATTAGCAGCGAACAACTGGAGGAACTTGGACAGATAAAAGTAAAACAACTTAAAAACCGTGATGGTGATTTGAATTACTATAGAACTTTCTGTGTGGGAGTTGACAGATCGAAGATGAGGTTGTATGATTTAGAGGCGTCCGCACAAGTAGGACTTTCTGATTCTGGGCAGAATCTCGATGTTGAGTTTCAGTTTGGGGAGAAGACATCATCTAAAATGAAAGAAAAGTTTGGAGGATTTGATTTTGAGTAACACTCAACCATATGTTCAGCAAGTGTATTATTCAGTAATCTGGAAAGACACTGGAAAAAAGTATTGCGACTGTGGATGGGAAAGTGATGCACAAAATATTGTTGCAAGGAGACCACATCTTCTGACATACATTAAAAATGATCATATTCTCCATGGACAAACAATTGATGTCACACCACCAAAACAACTTCCTACAAATGAAATAGTTGTAAATATGGACGGTGGAGTTGGTGGATCTTGGCAAGAGATTCCTGCAGAGGAATATGCACAGGAACAAACAAAACAGTTAAAACAAAGTGAACTAAAGGAGTTTAAACCGGAGTAAAATTATGCCAATGAATACCGCAGCAATGTATCAAGGTGGACTTGATCCAGAACCACAAAGACCTCAAGGATTCCAAAGTGAGCAACCTAAAGTTGTTATTACAGAACAACAGCAACCAGAAATGAGATCCGTTGATCCTGAAAGATACGTTGAGTTTGTAAGTGAAGTAACAAGTGCGGAAAGCACCGACTTTGCATCTCTTCTCAAGAGAATGACTCAACTTGAAGTTGACGGAGCAAATGTCCCCAAACTTCTGACTGCCGCTGCTGGACTCTGTGCCGAATCTGGTGAGTTTACTGAGGTAGTGAAGAAAATCACCTTCCAAGGTAAACCATATAATGAAGAGAATATCTTCCATATGAAACGTGAGTTGGGTGATATTCTTTGGTATGTTGCCCAAGCATGTATGGCACTCGACACTGGTTTCGATGAACTCATGGAAATGAATGTCGATAAACTTAAAGCACGTTATCCTGGCGGAGAGTTTGATGTCCACTATTCTGAAAATCGTAAGGAGGGAGACCTATGACAACGCGACAATTTGTAAGTAGCAAAGGTGAAACTTGGGAGTGGGAAGAAAATCCTGATGTTCTCAAGGCAATCAAACAACTTCATAATAAAAAAAGAGCAGCAGAAATCAAACGTCTTGATGACGAACTTGGTTATAACACTGGAAGTAAATAAACTATAAATATGACCCCTTCTAAATAATAGAGGGGGTTTTTTATTGCCATGCCTCGAAGAAGAAAATCTTTTTTCTTAACTGAGATAAGAAGGTTAAAGGAAAGAGAGGTTAGAACATCTGTAAATTCATTTATAGGTGAGATTGAATCGGTTGAGGATAATCCAACACCGGCAAATATAATGGAGAGGTTGATTGAGTTGAGTGATAACTCTGCTGATGAAACACCTCAAGGAAACTTTTATAAATTAATTGATATACTAGATGAACGAACTTATGGTAATCCTACAGTAGGAGATGTCTTTACTTTCGGATACATAGCAAAAACACCAAACTTGATTTATGATTTGCATCCCGTTACTGAAATATGGGGATTTACAAAGAATGGGTTTTATGGTTGGAATCATCACCTCGGAATGGTAAGACAATACGTTGCTATAGACAATAGAGTTTTCACTAATTTCTATAAAATAGATCCAGATGAGTTGGATGTAGTTCTTTCAATCAACACTAAGTTATTATTAAAAGCATAAGATGAAAAAATTCTCAGATTTTCAAACCGAAGCAAAAGGATCTCTCGCACAGTTTCATGCGAAGAGATTGGGGTTGAAATATGATAAGCAAACTGGTGGATATGTTGGGAGAAATACTGGTGAGTTTGTTGCTAAATCTGTAGATGGTAATCTGAGGTTTTATAATCAAAATCAGCAGTTTGGTAAGAAAGATCCTAAGCAAGATCGTGGTAATCGTCATCCTAATGACGTTGCTTCCGATCACAGACCGAATAATCCACTAAGAACTGAAGAGCAAATAAAAGAACTGAGAGAAAGATATATTGCTAAGGAAGTATTTTTAGAAGGTGATTGGGTAGAAAGCATTGCAAATGGAATGATTGGTAGAATTATTCGTAGAGGAACTAACTATTTGATTTGTGTGACCGAAGATGATGAAATGTTCAAACCATGGGTTCATGATGTAGTTGAATGGACTGAGGTATCAGGAGTTCCCGCAGATCAAAGACTGGTTGGAACAGATGCTCATAGAGAATATGTTGCCAAGATGGCAGGGGCAAGGGAGATAAGGAACTTCATAAATAAGTACAAAGCAAGGAAGGCAAGTAAGAAATGAAATCCTATCAGCAATTTCTTTCAGAGGCTGTGAATATTGCTGGAGATTTTAATGGGAATCTCTATATCAACAGTTCAGAACCAGAAACACAACCAGTTGGTGAGGATTATGTTGCTGACTTTGTTTGGGAAGGAAGTATCTACAGAATGGAATTAGTTTCCACTGGAATGCCATCTAAGATTGACATTGCAGAAAGATTACAAACAGAATATCCTGGAGCAATCGTTCATCAGATTTATCCAGCAACGCAGAAAGCAAATATTCAAGTATCAGATACTAAGAGATATCATCCAGGTAAACTAGAGTGGTTATGAGTTATGGCAAAAGATTTTTTATGGGGTGAAGAGTTTAAACTCGATGTTTCCCGTGGAAAGGTAAGAGGTGCATCAGTAAGAAATATATTTGGACAGAATAGCAATCAACCTACAACTTTGAGAGCAGTTTGGGAAAACTCTGACTCTAACGATTATGTTTTTCCAACTTCTGCACTTACTATGACTATTAATAGTAATGTTGCTGATGATGGAGTTTTGATTAAAATTATAGGATTAGATTCTAATTATGAAGAAATATCTGATGTAATTACTTTAAATAATGCTACCCCACCAACGACCACAAATCAATATCTTAGAATTAATGATGTGGTCACGATTTCAGGAAACGCTGTAAATGATATTACTGTTGAGAATGGTGGAACTATATACGCACAAATAGATGGTGGTAAAGGTAGAAATCAAGCAGCAATTTATACTGTCCCAGCAAACTGCGAATTTTATCTTTATCGAATTGATGCTTTTTCTTCTGATGCTACTGGAAATAAAGCTGGAGTATTTAGAAACTTTGTGAGGTTAGTCAGTGGAGTCGAACTTAGAGTTGCTGAGTTGACGTTTTTTAATCAAATGAACATTCAGAGAAGACTTCCATTTAAATATAGTGAAAAAACAGACATCGTTTTTCAAATGGCAGTTGCTGGTGGTGTTGCTCACTCAGTTGGAGTGTTTGGAGAGGGGATTGTAATCAAAGAATTAATGTAATTGAAGAAAATTTATAAATAAATACAAGGCAAATCATCCTATAATAACATGTCATCCAATATCGCTAAAGATCTTTATGAGGCATATCTCAATGAGATGGAACCTCAGTTAGGTAAGAAGAAAGAAGAAGGTGGTAGTGAAGGTGGTGGTGGAGCATCCGCACCTGACGAAGCTGCTGCTAAGAGAATCCGTCAGGCAGTTTACGACATTAGATATCGTGCAAGAAGAGAAGATATCGATGTAAGTCAGGCGTATTCTCAGTATATGTCTAATACCTCAATGGCAGCAAATGAGAAATCTGCTGTTAGAGATAAACTGGGTCTTGGCACTGGTGGACAAGCAGGAGGACAAGCAGAAGAAGTTGAGCATGTTGATGAGGTCTACAAGGGTAAGCATGGTCAATCCGACAAAGAGTATGCTGACTCCCGTTCCCAGGGTGGTAAGATGGTGTCTGGTGATTCCAAGATGAGTGGTGCTGAGTACACCCATGGTCGCAGAGTCAAGGCAGCAAACCCTGGTATGCAACCTGATGTAG